ATACCCCCCCCACTTCTCCACGGAGCTACGCCTGCAAGATATATTTTCATTTTCTAAGCTAAAGCCCCCCCGTGGACAATGGGTATTATCTTTTTCTTCCCATTCTCTCCTGCAAGGAATATTTTCACTTTGATACTCCCTTAATGCAACGCCTATATCTATACCATTTGCTACCTTTTTCCACATCGGTTTGAGGTTGCCCTGCACCCCCCCCCGCCAAAAATATTCTCATACCTCAAACCATTCACCGCAATGAGGGCACTGAATTTTTTTTGCTTCTTTTTCTTTTTGGTCAGCATTTGCAAACCAGTTTTCCATAGTGCTTTCGTCAATATTTACATTAAAGAACCCAAACTGTTCCATATTTAATTCAATATTATCTAACTCAAGCTCCAATACACTGAAGTCAAAGTTGGTGTTCATCGTCAGTTTGTTATGGACGAGCGTATATGCCCTTCTCTGCTCATCTGTTAAATTATCAAGACGTATAACCGGCACTTTTTCGATTTCCGGCATTTCCATTACAGCAAGCAGTCTGCCGTGTCCTTCTACGATCTCGTTGTCATGCCAGATAGCAATCGGATCGTTAAAGCCGAACTCCCGTATGCTGTTCTTTATCTGCTCCACTTGCTCAGCAGGATGCAACTTTGCATTTTTTTCATAAGGTTTTAATTCTTCTTTGTTGAGATATTCAATCTTCAACTGCATAAACATACCTCTCTAAGCTTCAATTTTGCGGTTTAAAGCCGTTCTAACTGTTTTGTTAAGCAATCTTGCCTTAAACCGTTCTAAAGCGCAAATTACAGCAATCATCTGTTTTTTCTTCGTTTTCGGAGCAACGCCTCTTTTGTTTTTTTCTCCTGAATCTCTGCTTTTCTATCATCGATCCACTTCCTGTATTCTGCGTATTTCTCACATTCTATGTGGCAACCCATGTGCCTGTCTTCGCAATCCTTACACTGATTCTTCATTTCTTCCCTGAAGACGTTTGATTTCTTCTTCCATAATAATCCAACGCCTTGTCCCTTCTATCTTTTTCCCCTTGATAGTGCCGTCATGCAGGTACTTTCTGATAGTTCGGTACTTAATTCCGAGAAGATTTGCCGCATCGATAGTGTTGTAACCTTTCTCCATTATTCCTCCTCTTCCTCTTCTTTGTCATCAAACGGTTCTGTGCTCTGAAATATCTTGTTTAGCATATTAGCAAGATTCCCGGCGAGAGTATTGCTTTCTCTTAGCTCTCTCGCATCCGCTTCAATTTCCGTGATCTTAATCTTCATTTCCTTTCTCCTCCTTCATTATAACGAAATGCCCGTATATGTCAACAACATATTTCCCGAAGGTTTCACACCATGCAACAATATCATCATCTTTGAGTGCGTACCCCCAGCTTGTTTTCGATGTGTTCCAACCATGTTCTACTGTAAATGAGAGCTCAGACACGCCTCCATATCTGTTGACCGTCACATAGTCTCCATCTCTATCGGGCTTCCCCGAATTAAACTCAATATTCATTTCATACCCTCCATTATTTTGTTTGCAGTCCTTCTAATAGTTTCCATGTTTGCGCTAAGTTCCTTTGCATCTTTTCCTTTGCTCCATCCTGCGATATAGCCAAAGCTGTATTCTTCCGTATTCATTCCGAGCATCCTGCACACCGTATATGCTACGCTTTCGGCCTGAACTTCCTTCGTTCTTCTCTCCGCTTCTTTTTCTTCCCCTTCTTTTCCGTGCAGTAAGCTATGAGCGATTTCGTGTACAAGCGTTTTTACGGTCTGCTCTTCGCTCATTTCAGCTCTAACAACAATCTTGTTATCGACGTCATTGAAATACCCTTTTGCCGCGCTGTTAATCGGTTCGAATGATACTCTTACAGGAGATACCGCAATCAGCTTATCAACCAGTTCCTTATACCCTTCAACGTTCCCGGTCAGGTCGTTGCAGATTTCCGGGATTTCATCACCGTCTGTCTGGCTGATATCAAACACAGAAACGGGTCGGAACGATGTCCAGTTAAACTCGTGCTCTTCTTTATTTCCGTTCTCGTCCTCAATCTGCTTTATGTATTTGTGAGGGCAAGGGGCAAGAATACGGATTCCTTTTTCGCCTTTTCTCACCTGACGTTTGAACTTGTTCTGCCAAGCCTGATATCCTGCTACCATTGTCGCCTGCGGCATCTGCAGGAAAATTAAAATTGAGTTGTTCACACTGTAATCATGGAACTTGCTCATGAAGTTTAAATATTCCTTATACTTGTCACTCGCAAGCAGTTCTTTCACGCCTCTTTCAAGCTCTTTCGTGATTTCTTCGGTTTTCATCTTTATTCCCCTTTCTCAACGTATTCCAAAAACAGGTCAAAACCTTCTTGCGCTGATCCTTCGTATTTCTGTTCCGGGATCGGCTTGCCCTCATCTTCGATCATCTTATCGATTCTCGCCTGTTCTTCCTGATGCTGTTTCCACAGCGGCGTTCCCATATACCCGTTATTGTCTTTGGTAATGATGTACTCGTGTCCCCGGTACTCATACAGTAGGTCGGTGTGTTCCCAAGCTTTACCAAATCGGTTATCGCCTTTGATTGCTCCCTTGAATGTTGCTTTCTTTTCCATCTTTATTTCCCTTTCTCCCAGTAGCCTGATAGGTCAGCGCTTATTTTAATAAAGTCTTTGATAGCCTTTTCTGTCAAGCGCAAGCGTATTCCAGAACACTTCTCTTACAACTGGTTGCCTGTGCCACATATCCGTTTTTGCGTTCTTCTCGCTACGAGAATACTCAACCATTTTGTTGATCTGATTGATAACATGCTGTCTCGACTTACCCTTAATCTCGACAACAATCGGATTCATCTCTTCGTATCCGATTTCTACTGTCCACCACTCGTACTGAAAATTCCCCATCTTTGTTCCCTTTCTGTAGGTCTTCCTTGACCTTACATGCTCATTATAGCCCATCATTACGTAAATGTCAATACATTTTTTAATTTTTTTCGATCTTTTTTTCGAGCATTGCCACCGCGTTTGAAACGAGTTCCCTTCGTTTGCGTTCCGTATCCGTAAGTTGGGCGTTGCTGTATGACGCAATCTGTATCTGACGTTCCAACGTGTCCTTAAAAGCCGCCATGAACGCTTTCCTGCGCCACTCCAAATCATCGCTCTGGCATATGCTTGTAAAGCCGCCGATCCTCTTTACTACTGCCGCCGTAACAGGATTCATCTCTGCTACAGCAACATCCGCCCTGTATGAGCCGTACCGTTGTATTCCGTCAAGAATCTTCTCCCATTCTTCAGCCGCATCCAATTGTAAATCTGGATTGTCAATTAAGGCAAGCTCTTGACGGATTGCTGAAACCGTCGGGAAATATCTATCCTTTTCTATTATTCGAACAATGGCAAGATTGAACCGCTCCATCGGTATATCACGAAAGAAATTGTACCACACGCTCATCTGCGTGTCGTTCATCTCCTGCCGATAAGCGTTGCATAAGAAAACCATTGATTTCGCGAACTCTTGTGCTGTCATAATCCCTCCGTAAAATTGCTGAAGTCGTATTCGACATCACCCGTTGTGCGTCTGCGCTTTACAGAATAATCATCCTGCCAGCACTGTTGATGGAACCATGTAGAGCCGTGCTTCACGTACCTTTCAGGAACCTTTTCTTGATGTATATATTCGATGTAGTTGTACACGCCAGTAAGGATGTCATCAAACGATGTCCCGCCTTTCCTTGCCCTGATATAATCATTCAGCGCGTTTGTCTTTCCCTTCTTATTCGGGTACAACTTCCAAAGGTTCTCAAACTCGGCCTTATAGTCTGTATTTAATCGCTCCGTACTTGATTTGTCTTTATTTGATTTATCTTTACTTAATTGTGGGCGATTTTCTATCGGTAGAATTTCAACAGGTAGATTTTCTACCTCTTGTTTTTCTGATTCTTGAATTTCAGCAGGTTGAATATCATGCGGCTGTTCGTATATGTCGTAAACATATTCAATTCTACCGCTTTTCGTTTCGTTCGGCATCTTCTTAGTGACTACGAGATAGCCGCTGTCCTTCAGTTCCTTTAGTGCTGACTTGACGGCGGACACGCCGTCCTTGCAGATAGCCGCCAGACCTTCTATGGTGTAATCCCACTCAGGCGGCAGTGAAAGGATCTTGCTCAAAAGGCCGATTGCCTTGAGCGACAAACTCATATCACGAAGGTGATGATTGCTCATCACCGTGTAATTCGTGTTATGATTGACTCTTATAACAGACATAGCGTTTCCTCCTGCCCTTTATTATAGCCCTTCACGCCGTAAATGTCAATCTTTTATAATGCTGTACTCTGAGAAATAAACCTTCTCTCCGTAGCGGTTGAATCCGCACTTTGTCTGGCTCCTTATCGGAATGCCGTCACGACGAATGTCGTTAATTCTCGCCGCAAGCCTCGATACGCCGAGTTCGTAGGAAGCCTGAGCCTGCGTGATAGAGCCAAAGTCATTCATAAACTGTAAGATTCTTTCTTTCTGCGTCATTTCGTCACCTCCCGTATTGTCAAATCTGGATAGCGGTATTCGAACAGTTTCTTCTTTAGCTTGTAGACGTCTGTCTTAAAGCCTTTAACATCTTCAACGATTTTCCTTCCGTTCTCGATATACTCAAAATCGGCGATATAAACCGTCTGGCGGTACTTTTTGTTTCCTTTTTTGAAAGCGGGAATCAATTCGTATTCTGGCTGCAGGCGGAGAGAGTGAATCTCTCCTGCCCGCTCCATCAGCGCAAGCTGTGTGTAGCGCTTTGCCTCAGCCTTGCTATCAAACTCGTGCCCGCCCTCGTTGGTTTTTCTATTTCCGTATTTCATAGCCATGACTTCCCGAATGTTACAACAAACTTTTCCCTACTGTATTTCTCCTCAAATACCTTCTGGCACTCCCGCTTCAAGTCCAAATCAATGTACCTATTGTGGTGTACAGACGAATTGGACATATTATGATGCGGTGCGCAAAGGTAGCACCAACAGCCATATTTTTCGGACAGCTTGCGGTTCGCAGTCCCGAAGAAAATATGGTGCTTGTGAAGCCCGAACGGTGTTCCGCAGAAATAACAAACCTTCTCATTAGACAATATGCTCTTTGACATTTCCCCACTCCCTTGATATTTGTGATTCAATAAGTCTCATTTGCAATTTTAGCGATTGAATTGCTTCCTGATTCGCTTTGTACACCGTTTCAGCAACATCCCTTTTGAACCTTGCTTCCGCTACTGACGGAATGCCGTAGCAGGTTTTGTCGATCAAGCCTATTGCCATTCCTCCGTCCCTAAGCTTCAGGCACTCGCCCCGGAGAAGGATTTTGTAATCCCTCTCCGCTTCGGCGTATGCCGTTCCGTTCTTACGAAGCATCTTTATGCAAGCGTCAAGCTGTTGCGTCTTTGACGCAAGCTCCATATACAGATCGTCCATTAGAAGACAAACGGAAGCGGTTCACTGTCAGAGGTGACAAATTCATCTTTGGGTTCTTCCGTTTTCTCCTCTTTCTTTTTCTCCCCAAATTCAAACGATTCTACCACAAAAGAAGTAGTGAAAACCTTCTGACCGTCCTTTTCGTATACATCAGTTTCAATGCGGCCTTTTGCGCCAATTTTGTCGCCCTTCTTTAGATATTTCCCCATTGTTTCAGCAGTCTGCCCCCATGCCGTGCAGGAAACGAAGTCCGCCTTGTCCTTTTCCCACCTCGGGACGGCAAGGACGAACTTACACACAGCCTTCTGCTTTTCGCCAACATAACGAACAACAATGTCCTTTGTTATTCGTCCGGTCATAACTACAACGTTCATAATGCCTCCTTAAACTCTTTCAAACATTGTTTTGCGTATTCTTCGTTGATTGGAAGGTCGATATAACGCCTTGTATCGCCCTTAAGATGTATTCCAGCGAGGAACTCCCACTCAACACCGTAGCACTGTCTATAGCCGATCCTGTAAAGATTCAATTGCAGTGCCGTTCTTTCCTTGTCAAACGCGGATGTGCTTTTTATATCAGCCCCGCCTTGCTTCCCGTCTTTTGTTATAACGGCATCGAGCCTTCCTGCAACTGTTATCCCATCATAGTCAATCAAGACGGGGATTTCATTGCCAAGAACACGGAATCCGTTTTTGTCTTGAAGGAACCTGAAGTTTTTCACTTCTTCGCTTCCGTCATCTTCGCCGTGCTTGCAGAAACGTTCGATTGCTTCATGTACTTTTGTTCCTCGCCCTGCCGCCCGTTTCAGAACGGCAGGGTCAACAGAATCATATTTGCGGCCATACTTGAATTGGATAACCTGAGAAACGCTCGGGACGATAACCCCGTCAACAAGGTAAATGTGTTCATCCTCGTAGAACTCAAGCAACCTTCCGCCGCTAAAAGCCATTGAAAAGTCCATCACTTCACCTTGATACGAATGCAGGCTTTTGTCGGGCTGAGCGTCACGTACTCGTCATACAGGTCAGGAAAGTCCTTTCTGAACTCCTTGCTGTCGAACACTTCTCTGTTCGTTCCTGCAACGTAGGAGATTCTAAGCTCCGGGCAGTCAATAGACAGAACGCCGTAAGCCTCCATCTGGCTCAAAATCTGCGCCTTCAATTCATCCTCTTTGGCTTTGATTTCTTTGGCCAGTTTCTCAAACTCAACGATTTTATCAACCGTTTCCTGCGCAAGAATCGCATTTCCCTCTGTAACCTGTAACATCACTCTTTACCTCCCTTTTTGTTCATAATTGCTGTGATGATGTCGCTTGCTTTCTTTAGCGGTAAATCTTCGGCAGATTTTACACCGCAGTTATCAAGTAGCTTCTTTAGGTTGTCGCCCTGATACACCTTCTTGATAATCTCAACCTGTTTCGGAGACGCCTTGCGTTCTTCCTTTGCGGCCTGATTCTGATCTTCATTCTTTTCTTGATTCAGCTTTGCATTCTGCACTTCTTCAGCACTCGCAACCGATGTATCAACTCCGAATCCCAACATTCCCAAAGCTCGGCCGACAGCCGACGTTTCACAATTTTCAATGTACGATGTTTTGTTAATGAAGGAAGAGCCCTCCTTCTCGTATGCCGTTCCAGTACCGAGGATGTGATGCCCTCTCTCATCGTCGTAGCCAACCTTCGCGCGGAAGATGCACACGCCGCCATCGTTTGACACCATCTCGGTGTGGATAAACCCGTCAGGGAAAACCATTCTGAACGCTTTGATTCTCTGATTGACTTCGGCGTACTCCTTGCCGCTGATATTTGTTGTTGCTATTGTTTCATTTGCTTTTCTAAGGTCCTCGTACTTCATCTTTCCTCCCCTTTCAGTACAAGCATGATTTTCTTGAGTGTGAGTCTGCTCGGCTTTTGTAAGCCCTTTTCTACGTAGTTGATTGTCTGGATGCTAAGATTGCACTTTTCTGCAAACTCACGCATCGACATATCATGTCTCGCTCGGTATTCAAGCATTGCTTCCCGTAAATCCATTTATTCACCTCCTTTCACACGTAAGCTGACGGACAGCCTTCCGGTTGCGCTGTTTACGCTAACGAATTTAACAGTCGCGCCTTTCTCAACCCAGTCAAGCGTTCTTCTTACGTTTGTAACCTCTGCGCTCGAGTAATCTTCAACGTAATCGTCGAGAAGAACCTCGTTTTCGTCCCACACGGTGTACTCCGTGACAACCGCAACATTAACCTTTTGAAACGTCTTCAGCAGCATCTTTATTTCTCTTTCTCCCCGTCAAGCCGTTAGGTCAGCTAATTTGTTTTAGTGATACGATTCCCTGTAAAGATATGATACAGTCATCATCAGGTCATCATATTCCTCATTGCTTATAATCTCGTTAGCATTGAGCCACTCTTCCGCGATATTGCAACGTTTTCTTATCTCAGCAGGAGTTCTCCCGCCCTGAATTGCATTAACCATTCTCCAGCATCCATTCAGGGAAAGTTTCGTATTGATTGCCATCTTTAAACCTCTTTCCGGGTCAAGCCCTTTATCAATTACAAGCGTATTATAGCTCCGTTCTGGTGAAATGTCAATACTTTTTTTAAAATTTTTTTAAAAAATTGGGAGTGGCTTTTACACCACCCCCCATACCGGAAAGGGAAACGTCTGTCTGACTTTGTTTTACCACACTAATTCGATGTTGTCAAGCCTGAAGTTTGCGTATAACTGCATTATATAGTCTCGGCTGTATCGCCTGTAGAGTGGTCATTAGTTCATCAATTATAGGCCAGACGTCTTCTTGCTTGCGCCCGTCAATTAGGCGGGAAAAATCGCTTTCTGAATAGAAGTCAACAACATTATCACCTGAATCAAATGAGTATTGCGGTATTGCTTCGGGAATGCGTTCCGTTCCGTACATTTCTCTTTGAATTGTCAGGAATGCCGCCAACTTTATACAGGTGCTTGCGTTCGGGTTTCTTACTCCTTTGCACTCGGCAATGGCCTCCTGCAAGTCGTGTTCCGTAATCACAGAAGGCCACCTCCTTACATCATCTGGAGCATGTTCCGCAACTGCTGGCGGATTGACTCGTTGGGCGCTTCTTCCATAGCGTCCTCAAGCATTCCCTTGAAATCCTCGTCGCGGGAATATCTTCCCATACTGTCACGCCGCTGTCTTGCGTACGATCCACGCATAGATCGGTTGTTTCTGCCTCGCCCACGATTTCCGCCCTGAGCATAGGTATATCCGTAATCGGAAGAATACCCATCGTCTTCAGCTTCCATCATAGCAATGGTTGTTTTCAGGCTTTTCAGCGTATGTGTCAGTTTGTCAAGATACTCCATATCCCCGGCAGAAAGTTCTCCGCCTGCCATACGGAGCTTCTCATTCGTCTTTTCCACCTCACGCATAACGCTTTCGCAAAGCTCGTGTAACTGCTCAATTTTGTCGTGCATATCGTCCTCCTTATGCGATCCGCGTAATAGTCAGGTTTGCGTTCTGCACCTCAATAACAGGCGCAGGCGTCACGGTAGGGTCTGTCGTTGCCGGGACTGCATCTACGGACAGGGAGAAACAGCAACAACGAGGCACTTTGATGATCGCCGTGCTTGTCACGTTGCCGAAGTCCTCAACAGCCGCAGGCGTGAAGATTGCCCGGCTTGTCAGCCTCGGTTCCCCATTGACCGCAATAGCCACCGCAATAGGTGCAGTCCCGCCTTCCGGGATAGCAATGTTGCCATTGAATGTTACCTGATACTGCGCGAACTGATTGCAACAATTCGTTGTAGATGCGCCCTTGAGAATAAAATTCCCGGTGTTACCCTCGTGGTAAACGTAACCACGATTGCAGGGAATAGATGTATCAAACAGGATCGGTGCATTCAGCGCAACTTCCTGTATCGGGTTATACAAAAATTCACAAGCCATAGCGCACCTCTTTAGAAATTGTTACCGCATCCGCAACTGTTGTTGCAGGTGAAGATAGGAGTACGACCGTAGACGGGAGTCGTGCCGACCGGGCACTGATCCAGTCTATTGTACAGCGCATCGACCTCCGCAGTCTGTCCGGCAAGGATGCGAGCCGTCTGCACGTCCTGAGAAGCCTGCCCTCGGGCAAAAAGCACTTCCTGACGGAGCTGAGCAATAAGGTCGTTCTTCTCGTCAATCTTGTCCTGACACAGCTGATCCTTGATGGACTGAATACCGCCGTTGATTGCATTGAGAATGCCCTGAGTGTTCTGCGTATCGTTCGTGCGAGTGGCGCAAGCCTCTCTTGCAATGTCCGAACCAAGGTTAGCAAGCCCAAGGCGATTCTCACAGCAACAATCGGCAAACTGAGCGCCGAGGCTGTTGAAGCCCTGAGACATAGCGGTCTGAGCCGCAAATGCCTGTTGCATGTTAGCGATCTGTCTTGCGTTCGCTCCCTGTTCGATCCCGGCAAAGCCGTTGCAAAGCTGAGTGGAAATGTCGCTGATGCCGTCTCGGATAGACGTGATGTTGCTGTTAAGCATCTGATCCCTGAAGCCGTCAGTCGTGATCTCCGCCTGATTCATCCACGGATAAAGCGTGTTACCACCGCCGTAGCCAGCATTTCCGCCCCAGCCATTACCAAAGCCGCCAAGCAGGACGAACAGTAGTATTACCCACCAGCCGTCAGTCCCAAAGCCTCCGAAACCGCCGCCGTTACCATATCCGCCGCCGTACATAGGCGATACGGGCATAACCATTCCGCCGTTTCCTTCATCTGTTAAAGCCATTGTTTAACTCCTTTTGTGTTTATTCTTTCCACCGCCTGCGCACTGCGGCAAAAGTCATTTTCCGCCCAGCATCTGCATCAGGGAATTTGCCTTCTGCACGGCATCGTTGTATTGTGCCTGCGTTATCTTCCCGGAATTAAGCATCTGCTGTATAGTCTGTCTCGGGTCACCCTTGAATTGGCTCTGAAACGCGCGGAAACGCCCCAAAATGCCATTTTGAATACTTGCTTGAGGATTTCCTTGCAAAAGGTTAAAAAGTGGATTCTGAGCCATTTTAAGCGCCCTCCTGAGGTTTTATCTTGTCAAGCAAATCCTTCGTCCATTTCTCAAGTTCTTCGTGCGTCACGTAGTTTCCGTTCTGTAAGCCTGATTGCTGTGAAGTCTGCGTCCGCTCTTTGTAGTCAAATACCCTCAGCGGCATCGGCATTCCGCTCGTGTCCGTTGATTTGATGTAGAATGTGCTTCCTTCCGCGTCCATCAATAAGACGCTTTGCCCTGCTCCGACAAGATAAGACTTCGCACCGGCCTCGCCCTGCACCCACACGATCCCGTTGTTTGCAGGCGTGTACTGCTGATAATTCTGCTGATACGGATAGTAGTTAGGCATCTTTTTTCCTCCATGCAAAAATAGGCGTTTCATCCCCGGAGTCCCACGCATCGTAATAATCGCCATCTCTGACGCATACTACATGCGTTCCTGTTCCGAGAATGTAAACACCTTTGTTGTTCTGTTCGGCAAACTCGGCTATTGTACACATCGGACAAGTCCGGCTTGCAATATCCCGATCGTAGCCAAGGTCATTGAGATACTGTCCCCATACGGCGTTACTTGACGGCATATCGCACATCCTATAACCATACGCAGACAAAGCAACATAAACCTCTCGCCACGATTTACCCGTTGCTAACGAGATCGCCCTGACGGTGCAGTCCCCTACCCTTTCCCTGTATGGGTTCGGATTTGCATAAACAAAAGCCATGTTCTACCTCCCTGAACATGGCTCAATCGTATTATGGATTATTCTTTGTTTCAATGCGTACAGCGTGCAGGTTCTATGCGTCTTTCATGAGCTTAAGGCTCATTTTCTCGCACCCACCTTTCAAGGAGGAAATATACAACTCGCGCTATTGCCAACATTGTATTTTTGGATGCGTTGCCCGTTTCTATTCGGTACAATATATTTTCCATTTGATTCAGCTTTTCACAGCCTTCTTCATACTTTGTCATTCTTTTCCGCCTCGTCACAATATCCGTCTAAATGTGCCCAACGTTTCAGGAGTTGGCAAAAACGATACTTGCTTGCTTCAAGCCCTTCGCTGTGAATGCAATCCTTGCAACGCACAACTTCAACTAAATCCTTTCCGTAGTCTTCTCCTGCGATCTCTATAAGTTCAATCATTATTCACCATCCATTCTTGCCCCGCAATTCGGGCAAAACTTCGTTTTATTCGTTTCACCGTGCATATTTCGTCCATAATAATCACCAGACACACATATAAAAGGTGCGGAATTCCCACATTCCGAACAATACGTCCTTGATGTATAGGAATTGATTTTTTCGTAAATCCACTTTCCTTTTTTTCGTTCTGTCTGTGCGGAAGGCATAAAATATTCCTTCAGATATTGCGATAATACTTCTGGATTATATGTGCCATATCCTACATATCTTTCGCCGTTTTCGATGTATTTGATGGAATAGTACGGTTTTCCTCTATATTCCTTGTACGGACACAATTCTGGGTCTGGATACTCTACAATCAACTCGACAAATATTCTTGTTTTGTCTGGCTGTGCGGATGGCACTTCCTCTGCCGCCTGTCTGCTGATTAGATCATTCATCTTCTTCCCCCGCCGCTTTTATTCTATAGCACCAATTCTCGTCTTCTATAGCCATTTCGCAGGCTATCATGAACGCTTCTTCTTCGCAATCGGCTTCGATATCATCATATTCCGCTTCGAGGCATACCCAAGCCTTATATCTCATTCTTCGTTCCTTTCCCCTCGTGAGCAGAAGCCGGTTAGTGGGTATAGCCCCATATCAATCTCACAGATTACGATCCCGCTATCACTTTCCACCATATTGTGTTCGCAGTCTTTACACCTCACCACAGGCACGGCATCAATGGTCGGTGCGGCTTCAATGTGTTTTTCAAACATCTTATACCGTATCCAACAACCGCTTTCCCATTTCTGCATATCGCTTTCCATTTCAAACGCTTCGTGATACATTGCATCTCTAAGCGCATCGGCATCAATCAGTCTCATTCTTTGCTCCTTTCTGCCGGGATGACTACAGGTGCGGAGCCAACAAGAGAAACAGCATCATTCCAATTTGGCGTAGGTGCAAAATCACTGTTGTTGCTCCTTCTTACAAACCTCGCAAACTCTCGCATAAGTTCCCTCTGGTCTATCAGATCGCCGTGGTCAGGCAGGTCGATAAGCGGGCAATCCGTTACGGCATATTGTGTCTTTTGCAAGGCATGACAGATTCCATCGTAACGAAAGCGGCAGTACCCGCAATGCTTCGGCATCTCCATGCCCTTAATTAACACACTCATTCTTTGCTTCTTTCTGCACGGTCTGCTGCTCTCATGTTCCTGCGAACAATACGGTAAAATTTAGTTTCCATCCTTTGGATTTCATTTGTCCACGCGCGAATTACCCGCTCCGCTTTTTCATCCATCATATCTCTTACGGGAAAAAACCAATGTTTTTCTATAATATCTCTATAGGTTTTACTTTCAATTAACCGTTCTCTTAATATCTGCCTGTTGTTCTCTCTCTTGTATGCAAGTTGAATGTACTTTTCAATTTCGGAATTTGGCATTTCCCACACATCTTCAATTTCAGAACTTTTGTTAAGTGATATCGCCATACTCGCCGCCTCCTTCGTTATACTTTTCGCACAGTTTCTGGTATTTCGGGATTTCACTCCCCTTTGTCGCAAAAACCATCGTCAGGGACTAATTGCATCGGCCATCCTCGCCCTTCGCAGAAACCCTTTTCCGCGTCTCTGTGTTTGCAGTCCCTGCACCTCACAACGGGAACGGCATCAATGGTCGGCACTTCCTCAAGTTCCGCTATTGCATCGTCCACCTCACACGCTCGGCAAGGTGCTTCTCCAATCTCATAGATGAATTGCCGCTTGCCGTTCTTAATTCCCTTGCGCTTGTCGCACTCTTTGCAATAGCGTTCCATTAAATCATCAATACACGCATCTGCATCAATTAAACGTGGCATTGTCTTCTCCCTTATACGGCTTCAACCGTTTAATCAATATCTTCTTCTGAAACCTTTCAAGGATCTTGTTATATTCTCCGTCTGTAATCACTCCGTGGATATGTGCGCACACCAAGCCGTATCCGACATTCTCCACCCATTTCGCCTCATCGCCGAATGTGTAACCCTGCTTGTTAGCTTGCTGTTCGTATGTATCGCATAACGCTCCGTGATAAAAACATAACGCGTTACTCATTCTTCGTTCCTTTCTGCCGGGATGACAACGGGCGCGTTCTTAACAATAACAACCGCATCGTCCCAATCAACAAGCGCTCCATTACTGCCAGTCATATATGCGTCTTCTGCTCGTTTATCGTAAAGGTCTATCATTTCCTTCTGCATCGCATCCTTGTCCGCCAAATCTCCGTGGTCGGGAATAACAACGATGTCATCACCATGTACGAAGTGCGCAACATCATCAATGTTTACAATAGCAACTGCGCCGCGCTTTATTTCTTTGACGTTTATTCCTTTAATCAATATGCTCATTCTTCTTCTTTCAACTGCTCATCAGCATATTCCACAGTTTCAGCAGTTCCCGGCGAAGCCTCACAACATCGTTCGCATATCGTGTGTGATTATTTATACTCGTACAGCTCCAGTTGTACTTTTCATCGTCCTTTTCCTGATTCCTGCATCCTTCTTCAAAATCGCTACGAAGTTCAGTTAAAAGCGATTCAACGAACATCATTTTCCTTCGTATTGCTTGCTCTTTTGTTTTCCTCTTTTCGCTCATTCTTTGCTCCTTTCATATCAGCTCCGCAATTAGCACAATACCTAAAGTCCTTCATCCAAGCCCAGAATACCGTTCCGCATTCGGAACATACGATTTGCGGTGCAAGCCTTGTGCTATACGGCAACCACTCCCCGTTTCTTTCTGACTTTCGTATCCTGTCGCACATCCAACTTAAATGCCCCTTACAACGTCCATCATACCTCGGGCAATCTTTGCATTGTTTTGAAATACCAAGCTTCCGCCTCAATGTTTCTGCGTCAATCATTCCCATCTTTAGACCTCATCACTCCCGCTCCGAGAAGAGCGATAACGAACAAAACAATCGTCCATCTTCCTTCACGTGCGCTTCCGGTTTCAGCCCAAACCATACCGAAATAAATCATAACGGTAACGACGGCAATCTCAATCAACCCAAGTACAATATCACTTTTCTTCATATCTCCTCCTTACATGTTCATCAATACGTTCAAGCGTTTTTTCTCCAACGCCTTTTACCTCGCCTATCCATCCGAGCACGGTTTCCCAGTCAGCCCTTCCGTCCGTAATACCTTCCTGCTCTGCAAGTGCCGTAGCGCCGTTTTCGAAGCCTTGTCTGTAAACTTCTACAAGGTAGGCAGTTAGTTCGTTTCCGTCCATTCTCTGGATAGCTCTACGCTTTTCCCTGCCGATGTAAAGCCCCGCTTTTGCTTTTGCTACTGCTTCGTCACTAACCTTCATATCATTGTGGCGGTTTTACCTCCCACCGCCAAGGTTTGTTTCAACGTCCGAAATGCAAACTTACGCCGAGCTTCATCCACTTTCTTCTTTATCTGCTCTTATATTCCTGCAGGAGCAACGCTCTTGCTGTGCCGTAGTCTCCTCTTGTGCAAAGCGTCTTTACCATGTCTGTCTTTGTGTTCTTCTTACCGTCCCAACCAAAAAGGTATCTTGCGGTGAAATATTCCTTGCGGCTCGCCCTAACGTCACTCCGCTGAATGCAACCAATCGTTTCGAGCGAATCAAGCTCAAATACTGCCTCGTAGTACCCGTCACTGTACGAACCAATGTTTTCTCCAACCTGCTCGAACTGGTACATTTTCTTGCCTTCGTTGCGTCCCCATGTCCAAACGGTGTTTTCGAAGTAGTCTCTGTCGATTTTCATTTTGTTCCCTTTCTGCCCTTCGGGCTACCCTTTATTGATTACACGCTTATTATAGCTCCTCATTATGCGAATGTCAATACTTTTTTTAAAATTTTTTCAAAAAGATTCCGAGGTGTTACCCTCGGATATGCTTGAACAAGGTTTCTTCGCTTTTGTAAACGATAGTTTTCATCTGGCGAACGGACATATCAAACTCTTCTGCAAGTTTATCATACGTGATACCGTCCAACAGCCGCCGCTTTAAGATTGCGCGGTTTCGCTCGGCATTCCTACCGATGATCCACTCATCAATTAGGTTTGATATGTCCGTCCTTGACAACTCACTAACGCTTTTTCTTCCTGCGTCGTACACCTCTACTACCACCACTACTTTTCGTCCGCGTTTTCTTCCGCCTCGTAATAGTTATTCTCGCCATTGTTTATATCTCCGTCACGACCGATATAACTGGCGTTGCCGCGTTCGCCGCCTTCAATTACAAGCTGTTCGCCCTCTTCTACATAGTCGTATTGCATCCATGCGTACAGCCAACCGAAGTTACTAAGTAGCAACGCTCCGACAAGTATGAGGATGAGAAGGAAATTTCTTTTCTGCCGTCTTTCGGCTCTCGCCATCTCACCCTCATACAGGATATATGGCACACTTATGCCTTTTGTTTCTTCGTTCACGTGTTTCCCCTCCTGCATTGATTTGTCTATAACATATCATTTGCAGGGTGATGTGTCAAGTAGTTTCTTTTCATACGGGCTTGATATACTTTCCAGAAGCCCAACCTTCGTTCCCGTCATAGATGCATCCGCACCAAATCGTTTTACCAACCATTTGGGTATCACCTGTCAAATGGACAATAGAACCTTTTGGAATTACAATAAGCATTTTCCCATTGCTTGCTCCTGCGGCATCTCTTAGCCAAACATCACCTGTTGCCTTCGCCCTCAAAAGCTCTTCAAGGTACATCGGCGATACAAAGCCTGACTTCAGAGACGGAGCAATTATGTGCCCCCAACCCGAATCAGCCCAACCGATGAGGGAAACTCTTGTGCCGACCTTCAGCACTTCTAACACCTTCGCGTTCACGTTGCCTTCCTGACGCAAATTGCAGAAGGCGCAGTCAGCGATAACGTATGGCGTGGTAGCCTTTGCCTTCTCGCCGTCAGACAGGACGCAGACGATGTGGCCTTTGGTTCTTGTCACAAGAATATCGCCTTCCAGAAGCCACTGTGAAGACTTGCAGTATCGGTCTTCCGTCAGGATGTCAAACTCGCCTGTTTCACGGAACCGCTCGACAGCATCCCCGGTGTAGAAGTCCTTCACTTTGCTCCCGGCATACTTACACGCGCCCAAAATGAACTTTGCGCAGTTCGTTTCGGTCGGAATCTTCACTTGCCGATAGTCAAAGCCGTACTTCTTCGCCTCGTTGTACAGAGTATAGCAATGCTCCCAGTAGGAATAGCCAACATAATCATTGGCGCATCCCCACCGCACATCCTCGGCAATCTTTAGCCGCATGGTAGGATTCTTCGCACGGATGCACACCCAACCTTTGGAGTGCAAGTACCAGTCTTGTACAAGCACTTCCTTCCCGGTCTGGTCACCCGGCTTGCCGCCTTCAAGCGTTCCGTATTCGTTGATGCTTGCGCCGCCAATCAAAACAGCCATAGTGTTCTCCTTATTTCTAATTCATTCCGCCTCGATCTGTTTTTTGTAATCTGCTCGGTTAATTCCTACAAGAGCGCCAAGGAATGTTGCAACACATGCGCAGGTTCCTACGATTTCATGCCCGTACGGGAGCCCCCAGAGCTTTGACAGCCCGAAATACAGCGCTCCGAGTCCCGGGACAAGAATTTCACAAAGGAATCGTAGAATGTCAAATGTTTTGTTTGTGAGTTTCATTATCAACCTCCTAACTTGTCGATTTTCTCATCAAGGTGCTTTATGTCAGCCGTGTTGAGCGCAACCGTTTTTTCAAGCTCTGCCGTGCGGTCTATCACGGCGTTATGTTTGTCCTGCTTTACCTCGAGCCTTGCTACATCTTTTTTAAGGCTTTCAATTTTCTCGTTGACGATGGCCTCGAATACCGCCTGTTGCTTATCAAGCTTTTGGGTAATATCCATGTGAGAGGCGATAGTAGTTATAACAACTGCCAAGACACTCGAGCCTGCCGCGATAAGGGCCACTAACACACTACTGTCCATCTCGAGCCTCCCATGCGGCACGGTCTGCTTCCAATTGATTTTGAGCAACCTGCGCAACTTCCTGTACAATGCCCTTCAGCACTTCAAGTGCCACACATGGCGGCAAACTGCAGTCGTTTACAGCTTTTACAAGCGTCTGAATAAATTCTTCTCTCTTAATGCTCAAAGGTTTTTCCATGCTGCCCTCCATTATGGTAGTTTGATGCACTTTAGCGCGGAAGATTCGATGTTCACTGTGCTTCCACTGTTTTGCATCGCTACAAGATAAACTGTCGTTGTAGCTGAAAATTCATAGTAACCTGTCAGGTTGATTCGTGTGCTTGCCCCAGATATAGCCGGCACCCATTCCCAAGCAATACCAGACGCGATTGTTGCGCTGTTTACGCCAATGGTCAGCCGTCGGTTCCCGGTCGCATTACTCGCAAAAGATGCTTGCCCAATCAGCAGATACTTACCCGCCGGTAGAGATACAGAGCGAAGGTCTGTGCTTGTCCCGGAAGTCAGGCTCGTTGCTAACTGCGCTCCAGCCGTGTAGGTCAGTCCCCCGCTCGGATAAAGTGCCGTCTGTGTCCCGGAAGAGTTGTAGAAGGTCAGGCCGGCGGTGTTTAGCAGGCCCCTCCACTGTGCGGTTCCGTCGCCAATATAGACGTTCCCTGAGTTCATCTGAAAATAATACTTCCCCGCGCCGTTCGTGAAACGTATCTGCGAAGCGTCCATGTAGGAGCTTTTGACGGCTCCTGTATCGTTTAGGGTGATCGCGCCGGTCGTGCCACTCCCGCCCATAACGAGGGTGCCGGGAGAAAGTGTGCTCATCGGTGTTCCGCTCGTGTCGTTGCAGTACAGGACGCCAGACGTGCCCGCGATCTGCATTCTTGCTTTACCGGAGGAATTGTAAAAAGCCCCACCGTCATACGTTAGAACCGTTTTACCGCCTGATCGTGATATTGTCAGTCCTGCGTCATACGCACTTGTTGCCGTGGTAAAAAGGGTTATTCGTGTTTGACCTGCTGTCGTTCCATCGTGTCCAAATAGGCTAAGTGATCCGTCTGCTAACGTAAAGCCTTTACCATATCCAACGCCAGACGCCTGACGCACATCGCTCCCCATAACGGAAGACGCGCCAAAACTTATTTCCCGGCCAGTAGACCCATAAGCGACCGCAAGGTTTTGCGCCCGAAAACCAGATGCCATCATCGCCGTTACATAGTCATAGTTCGCGTTAAGCGTATATCTAAGTTTAATCTGGTCGGAAGTTGCGGAAGACGTCTCAATGTTGATTAATCCGTCTGTGATCGTCAGCGCACCAGTGTCGAGATTCCACGAATTCTTTCCCGTGGTGTCGCTGATGATCCCAGCTCGAATCACGTTCGCGTTCAGCGTTCCTGTCGTAATGTAGTCCGCAACAAAGTTCCCGTCTATCGTCCACGCCGTGTTGAACGGGCCATTATAGCCGCTCGTTGAAAAGCCTATACCATTCTGATTCAGCCTAAGGACGTTCACCGCTGTAGCAGGATCATCCGTGTCCATTATGAGTATTTCATACGGCTTTTCGTTTGCGTCCCGGTTCAAAACCACATAGCCGCCGTTTGCGCCCGTAATTATATCCGTAGCATGAGAGACAGCCTCTGCGAGTGCGCTCGGGATGCTCTGTGTAAGCGTGTCCTTTAGCGTTTTTGTCGTTGCGGTCATTTGGTTCATTACCTGCTCAAGATTGCTTCTCACGCTACCCACCTGCACGGAGGTGTATTTTTCGTTCAGGCAATCATAGGTCGTGCTGACGATTCTCGCTGTTGCTGATACGGACAGCGGTTCATAGTAAATCTCAATCGTGTCGCCGAGGTTTACAGTCTCGAGCAAGGCCATTCCTTCATACTCTGTATACTGCGCAAGATGTTCAAAGTTGACTTTCAGGTTTATGTTCGGAACGCCAAGGCTGTTGTTGGAAATATATGCCGTAGCCGCATCACGCAATTGCTCTACCGTAGGAGCTTCCTCAAACTGTTCCGTGAAGTCCCTCACTATTGTTCTTCGGAATGCGTAAGAATCGGCATAAGCGCCTTGAACAACTACTTCAGGGAGAACAACAACGCCGCCGTCCATTCCTTCCCAGTACGGGCATACGCCTGTAACGATAGGAGCGAAATCTTCCGTCTGCTCAATACTTGTTATGTTCTTCCCGTAGCGGAGCTGTACTCCGTTTTCAGATCCCCGCTTGTCCCAAAGTCTTACCGTGTAACCATCAAACTCGTATTCTCCGCCGTACACATCCAATATCGAGCCTTCCATGCCGCCGAGAACATTTCCTAAAGAAGCAGGTCTTGTCAGCTTGAAGTTCGCCGTTGTGTTCTTGTTTGTCCAGAACGCGAACGGGTTTGCTTCGGCAAGATGTTGCGGCAACTGGTAAAACACATCAACCGCAGAAGCCGCCGTGAACGCAGTAACGGGGATATACTTCGCTCTCTGCATTCCAACGTGTCTTGCGTAGATTGTAACAAGACCGTTCAGCGGCTTTGTGATTTGGTAAATCTGGTACGGCTGTGCGCTTTTACGATACTCAGGTTGAGCGTAAATGATCCTGTCATTCTTGATGTCCGCGTAACGTATTCCGTCACTCGGGTACACAAGAACAAGCTCGTCTTTACCGTTTAGAACCCTGGAAACGCTTACAGACACAGCATCGCCAAGAGCGCCAAGCCCCTGATTTAAAAACGCTGTTTCGTTAGACTCATACAAAATCGGTATCATAATTCCCACCACCTCGGTGTAATATCGACCTTGAACACGTCGCCGTCAAAGTCAATTCCAGTATCGCCAGTTCCAAGTACAGGGTAGCCGTTGCTTCCAAGGATGACATTGTTATTCTTGTTCACGACTCCATTATAACAGTTCATCGTCTCGCAATCAATATAAATGTCACCCTCATCATTATTGATATGTATGATTTGGTTCCCTATTGTAACCGTTCCTGAACCATAATCGCTACACCGTACACGTATTAGCGGCCTGCTTTCAAACAGGGTGGGATTTGTGATAACTCCAGAACTCGAAAACGCCTGTGCTTCCTCACCTGACTTCAAAAACCTCTGCGGCTTGCAGTCGAACGTTATCTGCGCCTTGCCTGTCGCGTTGTATGCTGAGGTCTCAAAAGTGATCGTGTCTTCAACACGTGCCATGCGGTAATGATTTGGATGGTACGTGTCTTCAAGCCGCTTGTAACCGATTGCCGACAACAGCCAATTCCTTACGGACATTGCCGTTTCAACAAAGTCGTTCATAGCAACTACGTTGTACGCAACCTGTACATTCAAGAATCTACCGTTGTCACGCACAAGGTCGCCGTTCCGGCCGGGTACAGAAACCTTTGTAACGTCACGCTGAGGAGAGTTGAACGTATTCTGGCCGCCTACATACAGGCCAATTGTTTCTGATGATGTTCCGTTGAATGTAAAGCTGTTCATGCCCATACCGCCTGTTCTTGTGCATAGCCGAATGCAATCTTCTGGCTGATTATTTCAGCTAACTCGTTAACGTCCTGCCCTTCAGCGCCATAAACGTTAATAACAAGGCCGCTTCCTGCTACTGCTTTGCTTTTTCCGTTCGCAGTGAAGTTGAAATCTCTGTCTGTTGCCCCAAAAACATCTTGCGCCATTTCTTCTGCCGCGTTTACTGCAACATCAGCATAGTCCCCAACGCCTTTTGCAAGGCCACGGTCAAGCATTTCACCAATACCGGCGAACACTCTTGACGGTGACTTAATTCCGAAAAATGCTTTGATGCTGTCAACAACGCCGCCGAAGAATCCGGAAACTTTTTGGCGTAACCATTCGCCGACGTTTGAAATGCCCTGCCACAAGCCTGTGATTAGCTGACTACCGGCATTCATTAAGTCTGGCACAGCCCCAATAATCCCGTTAACGATAGCGGTAATGATCTGCGGCAACTGACGGACAATAGTTGCGATAATTGTCGGAATGTTCTTAACGAGCGAAGTCAGCAAAGTCACACCCGCCTGCACAATCTGTGGAATCATCTTCGCAAGGCCGCTTACAATGCTCGTAATAATCTGCGGAAGTTTGCTAACGATTGTGCTTATAATCGTAGGCAGATTATTTACAAGAGCCGTCAATAGCGTAACGCCTGCGTTTACTATCTCTGGCACGAGAGACACGACCGTATTTACAATGCTGTCTATTATAGACGGTAATGCGTCTACGATGGTGTTGATTATCTGCGGCAAGTTCGTGATCAATGCAGTTAAAAGCGTTACGCCAGTCTTTACAATCACTGGTAGCATCGACAGCAGCGTTTCCGTAAGCGTGTTTATAATAATTGGAACCTTTTCAAGAACCTGCGGTAACGCCGCAAGAAGTCCTTCCGCAAGTGTGATCATAATCTGCAAAGCAGATTCGATAAACAGCGGAAGGTTTTCCGTTATAAACGTTACGATGCTATCTAATACCTGCATCACGATTTCCGTTAAAACTGGGATGTTTTCTATAAGCGTCAGTCCTACTGTTTCGATTATAGACAAGATCGCTGTTAAAATAGCTGTAATCGTCTCAGGATTCGAAAGAGCTTCCGCAATGTAGCTTATAACTAACATCATGTTTTCAATGAAAATCGGGTAGTTGTCTATAAGAACCTGCGCCAGCATCACCATAATGTTTACAACGCCCTCGATCAACACCCCGCTGTATTCGCCGATCCACGTCAGAACAGATTCTATAAGCAACCCAACTGTTTCAGACAGCTTTTCACCGCTACCGAGGATTCCCTCAATAAGCTTTAAGACAAGGTCAAATCCTGTTTGTATAAGCATATCGGAGTTCTCAACGATTGCGTCTGCAAGTGACCCAAGAAGCGAAGCGGCAGTTGTCAACAACTCTGGAACAACGCTGTCAAACATGCCAACCAAAGAGCCAGCTAACCTCGGCGCCGCCTTCGTTATTGCCTGTGCTATCCCTGAAAGAACCCTTGATACAACAGGCGCGAGGTTCCCCATCATCGTCTCGACCGAATCAATCAAAACCGTGACAAGGTTCTCAATATCAGCGTTTGAATCGCCAAACCCAGTAAGCAGGTTTTTCCATGCAGACTTCATGGCGTTTGCACTGCCGGATATAGTGCTTGCGGCCTCCCTTGCGGTTGTACCTGTAATCCCCATTTCCGTCTGTACAACATGGATAGCCTCAACAATATCCGAATAGCTTGATATGTCGTACTTTACGCCAGAAACTTTTTGCGCACTTTTAAGAAGCTCTTCCATGCCTTCTTTGGTACCCGCGAAACCGAGCGCCAGGTTATCAAGCATGGTGTAATTTCCACGTGAAAAGCCTCTATAAGCGTTCTGAACAGCCTCCATTGAAGTGCCCATCTTATTGACATTATCTGCCATGTCGGTAATGGACATATTCATTAGCTTTGCCGCTTCTGACTGATTCCCGCCGAGGGAATTGATCAATGCCGCCGCCGATTGGATAGAGGTTTCCATATATTCATTGGCGGAAACGCCTGCCGTTTTGAAGGCCGCACTTGCGTCCTGAATAACGCTTTGCGCCGCGTCGCCGAAAAGCGTTTCAATACCGCCGACAAGCTGTTCATAATCCGCATAGCTGTCTGTTGCAGATTTTGTTATTGCGGTAACGCCTGCCGCCGCCGCCCCCATTGCAACCGTAGTAGCTTTACCTATTGCCCCAAGAGCTTTACCGATGCGGCTACCAAAAGACTGCGTTTGTCTTTCGGCATTGTTCATTTCGCCCTCATATTCAGATGTGTCTAAGCGAATGGCCGCCATCAACTCAAATAGATTCATTTTCACCTCCAAGCTTATTCAGCCTGTCGCTGATTCCGCTGATTATATCCTCCGCAGTCCGCTTTTCTTCTGGCTTGAACAAATCAGCATACCGGACATTAAGACCTCCCAAAACCTTTAGCCCATCTGTTACATATACACGATACGCCCAGTCACGCCTGTATGCTTCATAACGTGCCTGAGCGTACCTAAGAAACGCTGTAATATTTACTGGGCCTCGGTAATCACCGATGCAGAGCCAGATGAGGTCTGGGTCTGACTCTGTAAGCCAAAAAGGCTCATAAACTCTTTATCAGATGCAAGCTTCACCGTGTCCATTAGCAGCGACGCCGCATTGCATTCATATTCATCAACTGGCGTTTCGCTAAGGATCGCGAAAATCTCAATTACGTCTTTCGGGCTTTCCGAAAGAACTTTTGAGAGGAAATCAATCGCAGTGCCTTCTGGCTTTTCTCCTTTGTCCCTCATTTTTAGAACGATTCGGGATATTGGGCTTAGAAGCTTTGCGACAACAATTACACCATCCTCATTTTTAAACTCTGATAGCAATTTCATTATGGTGTCCCTTCCGCAGAGTAGAACTCCATCGGCATCACGCTCTGTGCGTTAATTGATACGTGTCCCGTAATCTCAAGACTGATCTGCCCCTTGCCGTTCTTCGTGGTCTGCAGGCTGAAGCCGCCAGTAGACAAAGCGTTCATGATTTTCACGGCTACAAAGCCGCCGTCTGCCTTGTCGCCTACCCACCAAAGGTCAGCAAAGTCGGTCTGAGCAAGGTCTCTTCGAGGGACAATTTTAGACGTGTTTGTGCCATCAATATCTGCCGCGCCAAGTGCAAGCTTGATAAGTTCAGGGCTCGTTCCAAGGCCGGTAGTAGACAACGTGCATTCCCAACCGTCAAGATGCTTTAGCTCTTTCATGTTGTTCGGGACGTTGTCGATATCCTCACCATAGTCGGAATATGTCGGAACACAAGACACCTGAATGCCTCCAGTCGTAGCGCAAACAATTGCACTGTCAGGCGGAGCAGTAGGTGTAGCAGGGTCGAACGTTTTGAGCAGAACGCCAGCATCCGTCTGTAATGCATCGAAGGTGTTCTGCGGAATAACAGTAAATTTTCCCATTTTTCACTCCTTAGTTGGCGGAAAAATACTCCACCATAATGTTCAAATAGATACGGCGCACCATATCATTTTCGTCTGTCATTCGCTGTGCGAATGGAGTCCCCATCGTTATATACACTCGGCCTCCGTCAAAAGGTATAGCGGACGGGTACATCTCGGATATTGCAACGGCTACATCATAGGTTTTTTTGCTTAACCGTTCCCACGATGTACCGTAGTCCCACAAAGAAGCGTACATGGCCAACGGGCGGTCGAGACTGTCCATGATAACATTGTACGTTATTCTCGGATAAGTAGCGTCATCAGGGACAGTCCCTTCGTCATATGCAGGCCACCCGAACCCTGACCAGAACGCATGAATTGCTTGAGCCTTATCCATTTGGCAAGCTCCATTCCTCGGCAGTCACCTGCCGCATATCAAGCGTTGCGCTCTTAGGTGTGTACTTATCATCCCCATCGGAAGTAACACGGAACACTTTGCCATCTGATAAACGGCGGAATACATCATGATATTCCAGAGTTAAGGCACGCGAAGTAGTAACTGTATATAAGGAGGAAACACCCTGTTTATCTGCAACACGGGCTTCGATTGAAGTATCAAACGTGATTGCCGCTTGAAACTCTGCCCCATCAACCCATGTTGTGATGTACCCGCCGTAGCCATCAGATGCAGATGCCGTTTGCTTGTTTAGAAGCACGTAAGTTTCCATTGCTTCAGATAAGAGACTCATAACACCGATATCCTCCTGTACGCATTCAGCCGTGTAGCAAACTGATCCTGCCAACTGTACCCTGCGCTTCCGTTTGCACTCGTACCCTTGCTGTAAGAATATCCGCCGAAGCTTTCAGATGTGTACGGGCTTGCTAATACGTTAGCATTAGATGCGACCCAGTCCTCGATTTCTGTAGCAAGAGCCACAACCGAAGGCGGAACGGACATTGCCCAGATAGAGCCTTTGAACGTTTCGTCTTTAAGTTCGGTAGCAGGGTACTTATACACACCATCATTTAGCGCCGAACCGACAATACGGAAATACTGCCCGTCAAGCAAGAAGTCAAGGCTTATCGTCCCTCCAGAAATAGTAAACGTCCCGGAGTGGATGTCTTCTTCTCTGTGGGTCAAGAAGTAATTTCTGATTTCTGCGCAAAGTTCGGTTAACATTTGTTCTCCGTTTCATATTAAGCTTACATTACTTATGTGGCAAGGATCGTAATTGCCGGTTCCGCAACAATAGAGTTATTTTTTACTCCTTTGACCTCAATAACGGCATTCACCGTGTCATTTGTGCTCAAATATGTTGACTGCCACGTTGCTCTTACGTTCGTCGTGCAATTACTTCCTTCCACAGAAATGCCCGTTGCCTGAGCATTCACAATAATGTAGCCCATTCCGTAAGTCCCAGGATAACCCCCGGTCAAATACGACAAATTGAACTCCTTGTTGGTACCCGTTGATATACTTGTGTACGGTTCCTGTTTTATCTCAAATCCTTTATCCGTAAAAACATAAGAGTTCTGTACAGATATTCGCTTTGTGGAAGAACTTGAATTAGTGATTTTCAAAATTGCACACGCAGGTGATGCATTAACATTTACATCCGCCGTCGCATACTGCGCCACATCAATTCCGGTACCATTCTGCGTAATCGTGATTGTTCCTGTCGGTTCAATTCCGCCACCGCCAACAACGCCTTTCAGCACCTTTTCCTTGACGTTCAGCGGCGCAATATCCTCGCCCTTCAGGAAGTATTCCTCACGAGTGAGCGGAGTTACCTCCGCTCCGCTCGCGATCAGTTCTTTTCTTGTAGGCATAAGCACCTCCTATTACGGTGTTTCCTCGCCAAATTCGACAATTGCCTCGCCGTCAGCGTATTCCATCCACAGTGTCATACCCATAATTGCAAAGGATTCGCCAACAGCAGTGCTGTAATTGCCGTTTGCGTGGAAGCCGATAAGGTTCGTCTCTCCTTCAACGGTGTAGTTTAAGCCGAGCTGTGCAAACTCCCCATCACCCGGGTCAACATAATAAAGGACAATGTTTTCGGAAGGGATTGCAACTACCGTTCCAGACGGGACTTCGCTCGACAGGATAACAGTACGAGCGCCAAGGAAGTTCTCAACATAGTCAAGCCCGAACTGGCTCTGTACAGAAATATCAGCCGCGCCGAGGTATGTGTACACATCCATCGTGTTCACAAACACAACAATGTCCGTAACGGAACGATGCATTCTCTTAAACTTGTCACGCACAAGTCCGATAGCCTGAGACACGGCCATCTGGAACGTGAGCGGGTCTTCCGTAGGAGCGAGAGCGCTCGAGTTAGTCAGTAACGTGTTATAGAAGTTATCCATAACAACGCCCTGAAGCTCGTTAAGGAATGCATCATCAGTGCGCTGTACTGCGATCTGAGCACCGTATTTGTTTACATCTTCAATCGGAACAGCTTTCGCGTATTTAAGCAGATCAAGGTCAGCATAAGAAGCCTGATTCACCGTTGCTTTGCTGTAAGGGATAACATTGCCGGGATTGACATTGCCATCTTCAAGAGTCACAGATGCAGTATAAGAAACAAGCCGACTTCCCGGGGCCTTGCGGACGGGGCGCATAATGCCGAGAACTTCACGCAGGGCATCCCAGTTCTGCCCAAAACGGGTTACAAAGTCCATTTCACGAGCCGTAATATTGGTATAAACGTTCGGCAGGGAATCACGGGGATTGGTAAAGGTTTCAACATTGGTAACTGCCATTTTAGTTTTTCTCTCCTTGTGTAATGTAGGTTGCCCAAGCTTTCTGACGTTCTGTCGTGTCCTTAATCTTCATTATATCGGCTTTTGTCAGAGTGGCGGGCTGTCCGCCAGACGGCGGTGTTACAGGGTTTGCACCCTTCTTCTGCTGACTTACAACAAGTCCAGCAAATGTTCCGCTTACGAGTGCATCAAGGGCTTTCGTGTCCTTGATCTTTCCGCTTTCGTCAAGCTCCAGAGCCTCGGCCTCTTCGTGCGATCCACGCAGGGCAATTTCAAGATTCTTCCCGGTGATGTTCTTGCTTTCAAAATACGCCTTGACAGCGGCTTCTTTGGCGGCTTTAGTCTCCTTTGCGGTTACGTCTTTCTTGTAGTCCTCAAAGTCCTTATGTTCCTTCTCGTACTTTGCTTTGTAATCGCCTTTCTGCAGGGTTTCAAGCTCCTTCTGTGCCTCATCGTATTTCTCTGCTTTTTCCTTCAGGTCATTCAGCTTGTCCTTCAAGCCGTTCACAGTTTCCGTGTGTGCCTCGATAATCTGCTCAATCGCCTTTTCGTCAACGTTAAGAGCCTCAAGCATCTTTCTCGTAAGTGCCATCTGTAATCCTTCCTTTTCTTTGTCCCAGTTCTTCGGGCGGATTTGTCGTGCCACAATTCTTCGTGGTACTTTCTTTATAACATAACGAAGCAGGGCTTGTCAACCCTGCAACGCTTTTTTCACTATTTCTCTGTATTCATCAACATAGTTTTGAACCGCAGGCCGCAAATAAGGCCTCGGCTCCATTTTTGATGTGCCGAGCTCAACATATGCGGCGTATTCAACGTTTGTCCCGATATACGCCGTGTCGTCGTCCCTTGCGTGCGTCAAACTGTTTCTCAACCGCCCTGTACGGATATACCCACGTTCAGGTGTGTCATATACTACTGCGCTTATCTCGTCTTTTGCGTGCGTTTCTCCAACAAGCCCTATGGCTTCAAGAGCCTGCGCTATTGCTTCGGGTAGGGCATTCTTAAACAGGTCGGCGTTTGAGTTTATTGTTACATCAGCCATCAATAAACACCCCCCTCCCGCATTTCTTCCCATGTAAGAAGGTCTTTTGTTTCGCCCGTCTTAGGGCTTACAAAGCCCTCAACGAAGGAAGCCATTGTACATCGGCAGTTATACACATTTGCGGGGTCAGCGTCCGGGTCTCCCGGATACATTATGTCTCCAAGGCTGTTCTGGAACGGCTCATCTACATCAACGATTTGATCGTCAAGTTCAAGGTGTTCTTCCCGTGTTCGCGGGTCGTGCGTAGCAATCCACCTTTTCTTAAGAATTATACCTTGTTTTTGCGCATCATGATAGCTGTCCATTCGGCCTTTGTTTTCTGCGCTTGTAGTCGTTGTCCGTGCGTTTCGTAGTGCGCTTTTTTTCTCCATTCCGACAACGTTTTCAAGCCGCTTCGCTATCTTCTGAGTACTTTCCCCTTGTATAATTCCTTGCAACACCTCCGAGTTGACTTTCTGTGTATTCCAACGCTCAACCTTCTTGCCGTCAACTTCTTTATACGGCAAGATTGTTTTGTCAGATGTTGCAAGGTTTCGAACCGTAGAAGCATCAACAAGCTCAAACGAATAGCCCTTTATTCCGCTCGTTGCGTCTTCCAGCGCGTTGTAGTTGAGCGCATATATTTCAGGGAGTTTACCGTTCACGTATTCCGTTGCGATCTTGTCAGCGTTCAACATTTCCTTCGAAACGGTTTTCACCATCTCATCCCAATGTTTCCCGCTCATAAGCTGATTCTTTCGCCACCGCTTGTACTCTTCCTCTGTTATTTCGCCTGCCTTCAGCTTTGCCTTTTTTGCGTTATCCTTGCGTTCAAAGGCTTTCCAAAAGTCAGCCGTCTTCTTATCTAACTCTTTCTTTGATCGTTCGTAAATGTTAGACAGATGCCTCTCCATCTCCGCTAATTTCTTGTCCGTCTTCTTGTGCGCTGAATCCATCTTCTGCCTCCGTTAACCGTCCCATATCTTCATCGACTCGCTGTGCAAGAACATCTTCCGCTTTGTCGCCATCCCCAAGCACTTCAAGGATTTTCTTTGCGACGTATTCCTCAGAAAGATAGCTTGCCGCGCTCAAAACGTTCTGAATTGTTTCCTGCTGATTGACGATCATGCTTCTTGTGTATGTCGGTTCGTCGTCAATGCCAAGAAGGGACAGTAGCTGATCTATAAACTCCGTGACTTGATATTCAAAGAGATCCGCCTTTGCGTTGAGCGGTTCGTATGCCGCCTCAATCTGCGTTGCCGTTGTTGCGCCTCCTGCGATCGCTTTTACATCCAGCGCCATAAAGTCATCAAACAACTGCGAGCGGAGCCTTTCAAGGGCTGTTTCGTTCGCCGTGAACGGGGCTTCTATTGTATGCGCCTCAATAGACGATCCATCATCGCCGTCTGCGTGGGCTACGTGCAGGGTCTTCAGCCGTTCGACAAACTTCACATCGTCAATATCGTCCATCCCGCCGCAGTTTTTCAGCACCCAATAAATCAGGTTGCCATCATCGACATTATTAACAAGCGCCGAA